GGCAACAACTCGAATGCGAACAGCGGTCTCGCTTATGCGAACGCGAACAACGCTTCTTCGAACTCGAACACGAACTACGGCGGTCGGCTGAAATTCTAAGTGGTACTTAATCGGGGGACTCTGACGTGGCACGAGGATTGCCGCAAACAAACTCCGAGGGATTAGAGCCTCGGCAACAGCATGATAAACGAATTATGGAAAGCCGGAACACGACATTAACCATATGTGGGGAGTGCGCAAGTATCTCCCCACAGGACAGGAAGGCTGTCAACACATTGGAAGACTTGTTAGGACAGGTAGAAGCACCGACTTCTATCTGTTTTCCTTTATATAACCTCATCCCGGAAATTATTTCGGACGAAAACATGGAACGCTCGTTCAAGCGTGTCATGTCGAACCTTCATAACGCAGACACGCGAAGCGGAATAAAATGGAGGGAGACAGTTGTTATAGATGGTGTGGAATGTACTCCACGCATGGTGCGCTATATGAGACGCAAGAAAGAAATTATTGCCGAGTTGAAAGAACAAATAGGTAATGGAACTTTCCGCGTTGTTCGTTTATCCTCGTTTGAAGTGGACGATGGTCCGAAGAGAAGAATGGTTCAAGCACCTCCTGTTGTGAAACGTATAGGCTGCAATGCCATCATGGAGATTGTGGAAAAACACCTTTCGCCATTGCTAATTGAAAACACGGCAGCTTCGATAGAAGGACGCGGCCCACACGGACTATTCCACAAGATGCAGGAAGTTAGAGCCGAGAACCCCGACCTTATATATTATTATCAAAGCGACTATAAAGGATATTATGACCACATACTGCACGACAAGATGATAGACATCATCAAGCAGTATATTGCCGACCCGATATTACTCCCTATTCTAATAGACTTTGTGAAGGTGTTGCACCCGGATGGCAACGTAGGCATCAGCAAGGGACTACGCTCCTCACAGTTCTTCGGCAACCTGTATCACAATGACATTGACCATGCCATGATAGAGGAATGTGGAAAGGATAATTACAACCGCTTTTGTGACGACATATACATATATGGAGACAATAAAAAAGAGTTGTGGAAACACAGGGACACACTGCACAGACTAAGTAAACCCTACAATTTGATAATCAAGACGAGCGAGAAGGTAGCCCCAGTGAGCGCAGGAATGGACGCACTGGGGTATATTGATTACGGTGACCACTCACGAATACGCAAGCGTACAAAAGTAAATGCTGCAAGGAAACTCGCAAAGATAAAGTCGAGAAAGCGAAGACAACAAATTATAGGCTCGTTCAAAGGAATGGCATGTCATGCAGACTGCAAACATTTATATTACATTTTAACAGGTAAAAGAATGAAGAAATTTTCTGAAATGGGCGTGACCTATACCCCTGCGGACGGCAAGAAACGTTTTCCGGGCAAGGTGACACGCTTGGGAGACATCGTGAACATCACGATTGAAATCCACGATTACGAGACACTGGACACAAAGTTTGGCGAAGACCGCTACTTGGTGTCGTTCAAGAACCCTGTGACGCAGGAATGGGGCAAGTTTTTCACCGCATCGGACGAGATGAAAGGCATCCTCGACCAGATAAGCGACATCGAGGACGGCTTTCCGTTTGAGACTGTCATCAAGTGCGAACAGTTTGACGGAAACAAGAGAAAGTATAACTTTACTTAGAAAGTAAGTAATGAACGTAAAAAGATAACGTGCCAATCCACACGTTATCTTTTACTTTTGCCGTAAATCATAAAAATCAATGGAAAAGATTTACGGAGCAACAGAACGGCACGACTGCATAGACCAGACAGGCCGTGAGAAATGGATTTTATTCTATGGCTTCGGAAAGGACGATGAAACGAGTGAAAGAGGATGGGAATATCGCCACACTTTCACACGAAAGCCGAGCCTATCCGAGGTAAAGCAACTTATACTCGACACTATCAATGCAGCCACAGAAGAAAAGATAGAGCGTGACTTTGAGTGGAATGGACAATCTATTTGGCTATCCAAAGAAAACCAACTGAATTTTACTGCCATAAGGCGAAGTGAGAGCGTAGAATATCCGCTTAGGCTAAAAGTGAACGAAACCACAGAGGGCAATGCCGTGTACATGACCTTTGAGGACAGGACAGCATTTGCCAAATTTTCAGATGCCGTTACAGTTCATGTTTTACAAATGTGGCAGGAGGGTTGGAAAGAAAAAGACAACATAGACTGGGACAAATTCAAAACATAAAGGATATGAAGAAGATTATCAAATGGCTCAGAGAGAGCAACAGAAGCAAGCATATTGTCGGCGGCATGTTGATAGGCTTGGGTGCTGACAGCGCCTATTGCGCAGCGTATGCCGGGGCAGGTGTGGCAGGAGCCTTGGAACTGAAAGACAAGTTGTGGGGCGGTGAGTGGGACTGGATAGACTTCGGCTGCACGTTGGCCGGAGTGGTTGTGGGACGACTAATCAGAGCGAGCGTATGGGAATAGTATTCAAGCTATGGAAGACAGGCGCAATGGTGGTGGGCGGCATGGTAGGCTGGATTGTGGCAGAGTTCAGACCCACATTCCCACTGATAGTGGTGGCCATCATCTTCATACTATATGACGCATGGACCGCTTTCAAACTGGACAAGCGCGTGCATGAGGTATACCCCGACAAGACGAGCCGGGAGAAAGCCAAGTTTACGAGCTTTGCCTTTGGCAAGGTGGTGAAGCAGACGATACCGAAAAGGCTGTGGCTCATCATACTGGCATACTTGGCAGAACACTGGGTGTTCATCCACATGCAGGTGCCGCTATCATACGTGTTGACAGGTGTGATATGCTTCGAGCAAGCATGGTCGATAATGGAGAACGAGAGCAGTTGCCGCCCGGAGGCAGAGCACCGCTTCTGGAAGCTGCTGCAGCAGATAATGGTGGACAAGACAGCGAGACACTTTGACGTGAACCTCGACAAACTAAAAGACGAAGAAGATGGTAAAAATACTGATTGACAACGGCCACGGCGAGAACACGCCCGGCAAGTGCAGCCCCGACAAGCGGCTGCGGGAATACGCCTACGCAAGAGAGATAGCACGGCGCGTGGAGAAATGCTTGAAGTGCAAGGGCTACGACGCACAGCGCATCGTGGTGGAAGAGACAGACATCCCCTTGTCGGTGCGCTGCAAGCGAGTGAACGACATCTGCAAGCAGGTGGGAACGAAGAACGTGCTATTAGTGAGCATACACAACAATGCGGCAGGAGCCGACGGCAAGTGGCAAGTGGCACGCGGCTTCTCTGCCCATGTGGGGCTGAACGCATCGAGCAAGAGCAAGATGCTGGCGCAGTATCTGTGGAACGAAGCCATACAGCAGGGGCTGAAAGGCAACCGCAGTGTGCCAGCGGCACCATACATCGCGCAGAACCTTGCCATTTGCAGGGACACCGCTTGCCCGGCAGTGCTGACGGAGAACCTGTTTCAAGACAACAAGGAAGACGTGGAACTGCTGCTGAGCGAGGAGGGCAAGGAGAAAGTGACTGCCACTCATGTGAACGCTATTGTGGAATTTATCAAGGACTACTATGGGTAAGAAGATTATATTTTGGGGCATCTGGTTTTTAATATGGATGTTAGGTTGCGTTTCTTGGCATCGTTTCGTGGTAAAAACGATGCCAAGAGAAACGGACACGACAAAAGTAACGGTGATTGACACCATTCCATACTATAAGCCTGTGGCAAAGGACAGTGTGGTGGTGAGGTATGAGAGGGTGAAGCTGCCTACCAGTGACGATAAGCCTTACTATGCCTCACTAAGCCTTACTAAGCCTGTGGATAGTGTGGGCAGAGTTACAGACAGCGTTACTGTTGAGCTACCCATCACGCAGAAGTGGTATGGGGACAGCACCTACACGGCATGGGTGAGCGGCTACAATCCTACGCTTGACAGCATCTATGTGTATCCACGGCATGAGACGGTGACCATCACGAACACGTTAAGGCAGAAGCCACGGCGTTGGGGACTGGGCGTGAGTGCCGGGTACGGCGTGACGGCTCATGGAGCGCAGCCGTATATAGGCATTGGCGTGCAGTATAACATCGTTTCGTTTGGCAAAAGAAGGTAAGCTATGGAAATAGAACTGAATGTAAAGAAGAATGAGGTACTGGAGGAGGTGGCAAAGACATCTGCCTACTCGGGCAGTAAAATGACCGAAGACGAGGGTGCCTACGAACGCATTTTCACAACCGATGCCGACCGAGAAATGCTTGAACGCTTCTGGAGTGAGAGTCAAGTGGCAGTGTGCGAGGCCATGAAGAAGTTCTTGGCAGACGAGGGGGAAACCGATGACGGCTACACGGTGAGTTTGGAGTTGTCGAAATCGTTTGACGATGTGCTACAAGGAAGCATGGAGAAAGAGCTGTTCAGCTTCTTTGTGATGAACATTACCGCCAAATGGTTTGCCTTTACCAACAAGAAAGAAGCAGGAGACTACGGCACGGCGGCACAGGAGCTACTTGTAGGTGTGAGGAAGAAAGCCTTGTACAAAAAACGACCTACACGCCCGACCTACACGCCTGGGCCAAGCAAAACTCCACGCCCACCCATTATCAGCGAAGAAACAGAATTACAAACAAAAGAATAAACAACTATGGCAGAAAGCAAGAAGACACTCACTGTAACCTTAGAGGTGAAGGAGCTGATGTTTGACATCATGAACAAAGCCTATCTTACGGGCGAGGCACGCGAGGCGGCTGGCACAAACTACGAGGAAGCATCGAAGATGAAGGCAAGCGAGGACGAGGAGAATTCGTATCAGTTGCGCCGTTCGCTTGCCAATGCGTTCTCGACGCTAAAAAGTTTGCTCGGCGAATATCTGAACGAAGACACGGACACCACTGGCAACAAGCTACAGACAGCGATAGACACGGACGGACAGCTAACCTTGGAGTTCAAGCTGCCCAGCAATTTCAACAATGCGTCGGCAGACTCGCTGGGCAACGGCATACACGCCTACTTGGTGGACAACGCCTTGGCGGAATGGTTCACGATAACCAACAAGAACGATGCAAAGGACTATGTGGACCACGGAGCAGCGAGCCTTGAGGTTGTGAAACGTGCGCTATACAAGCGCAGTAGGCCGACACGTCCACAATACTAAAGCGGAGGGCGAGGCATGAATTGTTGTTGCGAAGACAAGAAGAATGTGAAACTGGTGTTCCGTAGAGAACAACTGCTTTACGACATAGGCAACTATGCCTTTGTAGAGGGAGACTTGCTGGGCGACGATGCCGAACACATAGCCCACCAAGTGAAGGACATCGTGGAAGACGGCAACGTGGACAGAGTAACGCGTGTGCTAAACCTCGCACATACGGAATGTGTGGAAATGCTTTATCCTTACACCAAGAAAGCACTTGGCGAAGATGAAGTAATGGATGACACGCTTGAAATACCAGACACATACGAGATAGAAATGACGGTGCCAGCAACATTCGCCCGGACAACGATGCAGTTGCTTGTGCAGTCGATACACGAATACATGGTGTGCCGTGTGTTGCAGGACTGGCTGAGCATGACGAGCGTGCAGAGTGCGCCTGTGTGGGACGACAAGCTGCAAAGGATAAAGCAGAAAATACAGTCGGCATTGCTCTCGAGGATGCGATATGTGAGACGGAAGCTGAAACCTTTTTGAGGGAGTGCTTACTAAGCCTTTCTACGCCTTTAATAAAGGAGGATGTGTTAAAGTGAAAATTAACATATCCTCCTTTATTATTGCGTCAGCGTGGGCGGTTGGTTAGCCGTGGTGTGTAGGAAGTTGTAAAACCATAGATGCGCTCGTCTTTCTGGAGATTGCAGACGAGGACAAGACGGAAATACTTGTAGGGTGTGCCACGGAAGCCGCGCAAGAAATGGTCGCGGCTGCTCCATACAACGTGCCATGAATAGAGATTGTTGGAGCCGTAAAGCAACTGCGACACATGACCAGTATGGAATGTGCCTCGCTGAATAATGGTGTCGATAGTCTTGTGCAAGTCGGGCTGACCAAACTTGAAAGGACGCGTTACAACAAGAGCCAAAGAGCCATCGGCAGAGGATGAAGAGAAATCGACAAGATTGCCGTGAGTGTCCATAGCAAGAGCGTCGGGATAAGAGTTAATATTGGACTGAATGTCGGAGCGCATCATACCCCATTGTCTGGAGTCGATGGAAAAGACATAGGCATAGCTGTAATTGGGGTTATATACAACAATGCGCTGGTGGGTGTAGTCGTAAATCATGCGACAATTGGCAAGAAACGTACGGAACGGGGCAACGGTTATCTTCTCCATTAACAACTTGTCGTCGGCTGGTGCCTGTCGGTTGTATTCGGTAAGCACAAAGTCGAAGCCCGGCAGCGATGAAAGGCTGAACGGCGAGTCGGTGTCGATAGTATCGGTGAGACACTGTGTAGTGGAACCGCTGATTTGCATGATGCCCCGGTCGGTGGCAAAGAGTACGGCAGAGTCGGTCTGCGTGATGCTTTTAGAATTGATGCAGACATCGCGCGTAACAGGCTGTTTGGCAGAATAAGTGCCAGTGCTGCTGACCTCCAACGCCCAAACACCCTCAGTGGTGAAAGCGTAGAGAGGGAACTGACCGAACTGTCCCTGCGAGAGAGCCTTGATAGCAGAACATATGCCCTTTATCTCGCCTGTACCCACGGAGTTGATGCCGAGGACGGGGAAATAGAAAGGATTGCCCACCTCGGAAGTGTAGATTTTATTTGGGACATCTATTGTGCGGTCGGAAATGCTCGATACGGTAGGAGTTGTACCTTTCTGTTCTGGATTGTCCCAACCTCCAAAATAGAATGAACCATTAAGGAAACCATGCTGCTCGAGCTGCACCTCGTATGGTGAACCAAAAACGTGCCACTTTACAATGACAGCCTTGTAGGCATTAACATTAGGATAGTATATGAACAACATTGGAGCATCATAGTTGCCCAATTGATATGCATCCCCTTTCACAATAATATCCCTGCCGTCCTGCTTGATGTAAATGTATATAGAATAGGCAGCCTTGTCGTCAAAGTATGTAGGGGTAATGTACTCATCATTCCAATTGCCGACATATCCATCTGTATAACAAAATACAGATGCCGCGTTATAGCCAGAAAACAACATTTTCTTTATGTTCGCAATATTGAGGCGAGAGTTGTACGCGAAAGCATAGCGAGGAACAATTGTGTCGTGACTGTCATAATCATCTGTCATTACCTCGCGCGTGACGAGTGACTGAAGATAATCCTCTTCGATGTCGAGCAACGTGCGTGAAGTAGTCAGAGCCTCAATCTTTATACTCTCCAGCATATAGAATTGCGATGTGGATTTGATGTCCTCTTTTACAGCATCAACCGACCTACGAGGCAATATCAAACGTCCAGCAGGATATGTGAAATTTGTCGGGTCATAAGTGAAAGCATAGAGTTTATTGAATGTATGCTTCTGATAGCGCAAAGGATAGGTATTGGTTGAGGCTGCTTGGTTAGTGTGCTTACACACACAATATGAGTCTATTTCAGAGGATGCAGCAAAACGTTCACATTTACCATTCTGGTCGTAGGTGTATATCGGTTTGGAACAGAATATGTCAACAGAGCGCACAATGTCCTTCCAGTTGGAAAGGTTGTTGATATACGATTGCTCGATAACTGCATAGTCCAATTTGTGAACCATTGCGACAACACGCATTGTAGCCTCCTTGTATGAGCCTTTTCCACGGATGTGGTTCCAGAAAACTTGTGGCGACAAGTCGGAAGATGCAATCATGAGAATGGGTGCAGAGTGCATCGTAAGCGAACCATCATAGAGACGATAAGCATAGCGAATGAAGAAAGGATAAATGAAGCGTCCTTTGTTAGTGCTTTCCTCTGCGATGAACTTATTCACCTTTGCCAGAACTTGGTCTGTAACCTTAGTCTTGTTATCATCGGAGAACTCCTTAAAAATGTCGCCTTCACTTATGCCATTGAAATTGATGGTGAATTCATCTGTGCGCACCAATTCGCCTTGCAAGCCAAATGCCAGCGGACACTCTGGTATCTTTGAGCCTAAGTAGAGATAGCCGATGGATCCACCTTTCCATAGATAATATTGCACACCTGTCTCAGTGAGGAATATAAGCGTATTTCCCACTGAGGTGACATTTATGCAGCCATTTACAACACCAATGTTTTCTCTCGTACCTGGAGTAGTCTTGTCAAACCATGTATATGATGTGCCATTCCGTGTGATATAATGCTCGTAACCAGAAGTCTTGTGAATAAACACTATCTCCTCGCCCTCGCCAAGTTTGAACTTGACAGCTGGAGCAAGAATAGGTTTCAAGGCTCCGTCCTCGGGAATGACACCGAGGGAGAGCGAGAGGTCGCCGTCGGGACATTCGTAGTCGGCAGGGACGGCAGAAAAGCCATTGTATTTAGTTTCCTTAATCATGATAAGCGAGAGTTATGAGTGATACATGAGTAGTGTCGCAGATAGTACGCACCTCGCCAGCGGCAATGCGCAAGCAGCCGTCGGCATGGCAAGCACGGCTGACGGCTGCATACAGTCGGCGCGAATAAGCACGAAAGTGCCTCCCCTTCTTGTTGGAGGGGAAGCACTGTGCCTCGAAGCGTCCGCCGAGTGGCGAACGGTTGCGAACGTAGATGTAGTATTCGTAGCCATCGAACTTGATGTCGATGGTATCTCCAGACTGTAGTGAGAGCAGCCTTGAAAGCCGCGCCGAGATGTAGATGCGTCCGTTGGGGAAGAACGAGATGTCGGCGCGGCGATTGTTACCGATGAGACTTTGCATAGGCCCTGGGAGGTATTAAGAGATAATAGACACGCCCATCGGGTGTGCGACATAGCGACACGGACAGCTTGCAACGTGCCGCATGAGGCAGACCGAGGTCGTAGAAGATGCGACCGACGGAGGGGCAAAGCGTCTCGAAGCCGACACAATGGTAGCGGTCGTTATACTGTATGTCGCAGAGCTGCGTAGGCTCGTCAATAGGTGGCGAGACCATGAACCCGAACGAGTGCTTGTCGGGTACACGGAACACGAACACCTGTGCAGCAGCACCCTCTGCGGCACGCTTCTGCATATCGCGGAAGAGCAGCCGTGAGAGAGTGACAGAGTTATCGGCAGGGTCGAGAATGACATAATGTCGGAGCGACAACAACCATGCCTGTATTTTGCGAAATAGATGCTTCATGTGGGCGAAGTTAGGAATTAGTGATGAAACGAGCGGTTTAACTATTAATACTCGTGGCGTGAGCGGAATGAGATAGTCTCGATGTAGGTGAACGAGAGCGTCTGCATCAGTTCATTGCGATGCTTGAGGGCTTCGTCCTTGGTGCGGAATATGAAAGAGCAAATCTCCTGTTTGTCGGTGCCGCGAGTGCCAACGACATTGGCGTAATACTTGCGGCCGAAAAGGAACGCAAATATTTCTGTAAGTGGTGTTGTGTACATTGTCTTGTGATTTAGAGTGTTGTACCAACAGCGAGAAGAGGCAGCAGCATTTTGAACTGCTCTACATCCTTATTACCTTCCAACACTTTTTCCGGAACGATGACATAACCTTTATCCGCAATGCGGTCAAGAGCCTTGGTCGTCTCATCAATTTCCTCCTCCCTTGCGCCTCCGATAGTCATAAGGGAAATGGCCCTGTTGATGTCTCTCTTGCTCATGGAGAAGCAAGTCATTGCAACTTGACCCTCCTGCAACTCGTTGTAAGCTCGCTCGAACACATCCTTTGGCGACCAAGAGTCGTAGGTGGAGCCGTCGGGGTTGGTGTACTGGACATGGTAGCCGTCGCGCCATTCATGGCTGTCGGTGTTCTTACGGGCGAAGCCCTTTTCTACTGCGGCCTGTTCGTTCATCGGTTCGGCCATGACCTTTTTAATTCCAAGATACTGTTTCATAATTGTTTTTTGTTTTCAAGTTTATTTCTAAGTTTAATGTCGTAATACAGATTGACAAGAAATTGCTCTAAGTTCCAACGTTCTTGCAACACTCCATGAAAGCGGTACTTTTGGTGGCATATTGGACACTCACAGACTTTCATAAGCCCCCAAGGAGTATCACACCACCCGATGTATATTTTGTTGCCATCATCAAGACCACCATCGTCGTCATTAGGGCATTGCAGGGTGTTGCTATAGGGAATTGACTCCCAGTTGCTTATTTTCATAGCAAGAAGCTTTGCTGTTATTTGGTCTTCTTCCATAAGTTTTACTTATTGAGTATTCGCATGATGTTGTCGTAGGAAGACTGCTTGTACTGCTGCTCAAACTTGCAAAGGTTATCTCGCATATCGTCATTTATGCAGTCTCCCCAGTACCCCATTATGCGAGAATACATAAGGTCGTATGTTTCTTGGATACATAACTTGATAAGCCTCTGCTGCTTGATGTTCTTACGGAAAGAAAACAGCGAGTAGAAAATACGCTTAATTATTCTGCGTGTCTTATTCTCCTTTTGCATCACCATAGGTGGAAAATGCGCGTTTCTTAATCCTGCTTTTACAATTCTGTTGTATTCGGATACGCTTATTGTTATTGTGGGTTCTTTCATTGTTATCTCCTTTCATCAATTCGGGGTTGTCGTAGATGTTGCCAACGATTTCGATGTCTTCGTTACGCCAGTATAATGTAACTACAGGCTCATGGAACCTAAAGTTATCCTCGATAGTAGTAAGCATAGGACATGGGGTATCCTCTAAATCTGCGACATACCCTATTGTTTTTCCATTGCTCGCAATGATGTCGCCCAGAAAAATTTCCTTATGATTTTTGTCGTACATGCCCAAGTTCATGCCCAGCGTATGTTCGTCAACACTGGTGGCAGAGTCTTCGTCCGCAGACCAGTCCTCTATAATATGTGGTTCGCTGCGTTGTGAACCCGTCCATACGAGGTCGCCATAGAGCCAGCGTCCAGAGCCGATGGCCTTTGCTCGAAATTTAATGTCTCTCATTGTTTTGTCGTTTTCAGTTCTTTGATAAGAGCATCAGCAAAACAGACAGCAGATTTTGCTATTTCGTCTGGTGGAAGAGAGTCATTCCAAGCCGTTCTTTTGTCTTCTCTGTTCGATAGATAAACAGCAGACATCATTTCTTTGGCTATCTCGTAACGGCGTTGTTCCCAAACGGAGTTCCAGTCGTAATCTGTCCCCGACATGAGGATTGTTCGGGATTGGGCAGACAGGATTTCCTCTTTGAGCAAGGCTTCATAAGTCAATGGTTCGACACCTAACTCATTGTTCTCTTCAGAAAGAGCAAGGCATCTTTCTCGTTTGAATTTTTCAATGTCAGCCTTGAAAGGGATTATTACTTGCAGTTCGGATAACAAGCCTGCCGTGTAGTTGATACGGTCTTTCAAGATGACTGCACGCAGCATCTTGTCAAATAGTTCTTTGCTTATACTCATGTTTGATGTATTTATGATGTTGATACTTGTATTTTGGCGGCAGCATGTGGAGCGTGCCGTTGACGGTGTAGAAGAATGGGAAATGTGGGTTGGTGTTGAGCATATTATTGTGATGTACGGAAAGAGGGTTCGTTGCCGAAGTCGATGATAAGCATCATTTCGCGGAAGCGGTCGGCAATGCGTTCGTCGTAGTAGTCCTTAATCTCGGACGGTGCGAGGTTGGACGTGGCGAGCGTGGTGAGCTGTAGGTCGTAGCGGTAGGACAGAATGTCCTTGGCAGCGGTGACGAACTCGCCATAGTTGAGGCTTTCGGCAGGTTCGACACCGAGGTCGTCGATGGCAAGCAACTCGATGTCGCGCAGATGCAGATAGCGTGATACATCTTCGCGGTTGTCTCGCGTGGGAGAGGTGTAAGCTTTGGCAAGGCGCACAAGTTCCTTGGCAGATATTATCTCGAAACCGGGACGGAACGGAAGGTAACGGTCGTCGGACGATGATGTCTCGTCGCTACGCAGCCAGAAGACAAGCGACTGCAAGGCACGGATGATAGTGGTCTTGCCGTTGCCACGATTGCCGCATAAGAAGAGGCCAAACGAAGAGTCGGAACCTGTGAGCCAACGTGCAATGTCCCAAAGGTGACGCTTGTAGCCGTCGTCGGCACGAAACGTGCGGAAACGACTCTGCACCTCGGTGCAACATGACGCATAGAGCATGGTATAGACCTGCTCGGGAGTGTATGGCAGTCTAAAACGAGGAGCCATAGTCTTTTTTTTGCGCTGCATCAGCTGAGAGAACACTTCCCGAACGCTTAGCGTTGTGTCTTTGCTTATCTGCTTCATTGGTAGTCTTTGAGGTTATGATGCGAAGCCATGAATTGAAATGGTACTTGGCATCCTTGATTGAGTCGTGTCGGTCCTTACCGTTGGCGAGGCACTCGGCGCGGAACTCGTCGAGGCGCAGCCGGAGGTGCTGAATGTCGGTGTGGTGGAGACATTGCAGTGTGTCGAGCCATGTAGTGTCGGACTTGAGTAGTTCAATCTCCTCGTCGAGAGTGAGATTGCCGAGAGAGGGAGAAGCGGTGTCGCTGTTATCGTTGGTCGGTAAGCCTTTCTGAGCCTTACTGGGCCTTTCTGAACCTTGGCGAGGCTCTGTCTGCTTAGGCTGAGGCTTGACTGTCTTGCGCGCACTCTTCTTTTTGGTTTCTGACTGCTTCGTTTTTTTGCTGGAAGCAGCTTTGCATATAGGGTTGTCGGTAGCTGTGAGCAGGTTGTATTCATCGATGCCGTAGATGCGCTTAGACTGTAAGCAGATACGCTGGTAACGTTGTTGAATGCCTTTGGACGTGAGCACCTGTTCTGTGTCGAACAGAGTCTTGGAGAACAACCCGAGTAACAGGCAGGTATTGACGACCTCGGATATATACACCTCTTCAAATCCCGTGAGTTCCGAGCAGATGAAAGGCAACTCCTTATCCCACCGCATGTAGTACCCTTCCTTGTAGATACAACAGAGCAGGAGAGCATATACCGTAACGGCCTTGCCACCTTGATACTTGATTAGTTTGCGAATTTTTAGGTCTTGGAAAATATCTATGTCCATTGGGAAATAGTCAAGACGCTTTTTTGCATTTCGTCCCATAAGGTCAGTTGTCATAAAACGTTATTGATGTATTGCTTTACTTCGCGCATGAAATCGTCGAGCGAGCGGCAGACGACATACCGGTATTCGTCGTTGGCGGTGACAAGGCTTTGCCACCACTGCTGCCGCTGGCTCTGGCGAGAGTGCTTTGCGGATGTTTTCATTTCGATGAGTAATGCCCCGTAGTCGTGGTTGGAGAGAAGTAGAATGAGGTCGGACACGCCAGCCACAACCCCTTCTGCTACCAACCGTGCAGCCTCAACCTTGGAGCGTCCGCCACCGTTGGGGACGGCGAAGAGCCGCCCACGGTATTGCGGATACTGGAGGTTGAACCAACGGACACACGCACATTGTATGTGGTGTTCCTCGTCGTGACGAGCATGGCGCGGAGGCTTGCCGGAGCGAGCCTCGCGCAGCAGCTCGTCGAAAGACCTCGCGTCAGTCGGTGACATCGGCATTGGAGTCATGGAGGAACACATCAAGAACCTTTGTCTCGTCAAGCGAAGCAATCTCGTAGTCGATAGCTGTATTGGAGAGAGCCTCGTCAACCTTACGATGGGCCTCGTCAATGGAAGCAGCACGCACAATATAGTAGTAAGGCGATTTCTTCTCCTTGGCTGTCTTCTCGTCAATGGTAATAAATACGACCTTTGCCTTGTAGAAGCGTTCATCATCACCGCCAGTATTGAGATACTCGCCGTACTGTGTGCGCTTGATAGCCATTACATCGAAATCGCCCTGCACATAAGGCAGCATTTCCTCAGTGATGCGCTTCTCTGTCTCGGTGAAAGAGAGAGCATCAACGATATAGACTTCGGACACTTTCTTTACAGAACCGTCCTCGACATTGCGCTCGTAGCGCACGGTACATTCGAAAAATGTTGCTACTTTAACTTTCATATTTGCTATATTTTTATAAGTGTTATTTATTGATTTGAGATTTGAGAGCCGGGCAAGGCTTGAATTTTATGGTCTTTCTTGCCGGAATGTCGATAGTGGTGCCAGCCTTGATGTTGCGCCCCTTGCGTGCGGCAAGTGTGCTGCAACGGAACGTGCCGAAGCCACGGATAAAGATGTCGTTGCCAGACGCCACGCCATCGGCAAGAGCCTTGAAGGTGGCGTCGAAGGCATGAAGAGCCTGTGAACGTGTAATGCCAGTAGAGTCGGTAATGGCATCGATGATTTCATGTTTTGTCATTGTTGTTTCTTTTTGAGGTTTGAAATAAGTTGTCGTATGCACCATGCACGGCTTGAATAGCGTAGGCCGCGCTGCTGGTCGTAGAGAAGAGCTGCATCAGAGAGATACTTGATGATGCGGCTAAGAGTGGTCTTGCTTATCGGTATGGTCGCCATCAGCAGAGGTATTAAGGAACTGAGAAACGAGCTGATTGAAATACATTTCATCCTGCGGAATGTCGTCGTCGGAGTTCATAATCTCGGCAGCAACCGACTTCTTGCGATGAATGAGCGAGTAGATAGTGTGGTCGATGGTGCCACGCCCGAGGAGGTAGTAGCACGTAACGTTGTCGCGTTGTCCGATGCGGTGGGCGCGGTCCTCGCACTGGCAGCAGTCGGCATAGGTCCATGCAAGCTCGATGAATGCCACATTGGAAGATGCGGTGAGCGTAAGACCTACTCCAGCCGCCTTTATGGAGCATATGATAAGATTGCACTGCTCATTATGCTGGAAGCTATCGACGGCAGCTTGCTTGGCTGTGGCATTGTCGCGCCCGGTGACGGTGACCGCCTGTGGAAAAACCTTTTTCAAGGCATCGACCACATCGTGGAGCGAGCAGAACACTATGAGCTTCTTGCCAGACGCAAGGAACGTGCAAATGAAATCGACCGCTTGTGGTATCTTGCCGAGCGTGGCAAGCGAGCGGAGAGTCATGAACTTGACGAGAGCCTCCATGCGCATCTTGCGGCGTATGTCGCGGTCGGTACACTCGGTGTACTGGCGTAGATACTCGGCAAGGTCGGCTTCGGCAAGGTCGTACTCCGGGCGGTTGGAAATTTCGACATAGAGGTCAACGCGTGTCTTGTCGGGCAGTTGCGGCAACACCTTAGCCTTTTCGCGGCGTATCATGCAGAGGTCGTAGAGTCTCTCTGACAAGAGACGCAGGGGAACGGCAGGCTGTGCTGCCTTGTCCTTTGGGTCGGTGCAGAAGTCGGCACGGAAGCGAGCGGCACCGCCGAACTCAGGCAACCGCCCCATAATGGAGAGTTGCGCCACAAGGTCGTCGGGACGGTTGACAACGGGCGTGCCAGAAAGGAGGATAATCCACTCCTTGCCATAGGTGATGCCCTTGGTGAAGATAGTCTGCTGTGCCGAGGGGTCTTTGACTCGGTGGCTCTCGTCAATGATAACGGAACGAAAGAGCTGGATGTTCTCATTGAAAACGACATCCTTTAGGCGAAACTGCTTGCCGTGGGTATCGTAGACGAAAAACTTTCGGAGCGACTCATAGTTGACAATAGCCACTTGGTACATACCCATGCGAAACAGGTAAGGCCATGTGGTTCGGTTGGAGTTGTCAAGGACGAGGGCTTGCTTGTCTGTGAATTTCTCGAACTCACGCTGCCAGTTAATCTTGAGTGAGGAGGGACAAATGACCAGACAAGGGTAAGCCGGGGCGGTATCGACAATGCCGATAGACTGGAGCGTCTTGCCAAGCCCCGGCTCGTCGCCTATGATAAGGCGGCGATGCCGTAAGCCGTAGAGTATTCCCTCGCGCTGATAGTCGTAAGGTTCAACGCGCAGGTGATGATTGAGCGTTGTGGTCATTTTTGCTGTATCTTAGGTTTCCATCCGTTCAGCTCATACACCCGGCGTGAGGCTTCCTCGCGAGTGTTGAACCATTCGTCCGTAGGCGATGATGAAGATTGGTGTGCGTCGGCATAGTCGCAGCGATAGATGCGGAACGAGCTGCCACGCGGCATATAGTGGTACATTCCAGTGCGGAGTTTCATAAGTTGCGGAGTTTATAGGTTGACAATGTTAAATCGTAGCCCTGCTTGAATGCTTGCAAACGAAGAGTGCTGCAAGCAAGCGAGCAACGGTAAGCCTCCTTTGAGCGTGCTGCCATGCCTGAAGAAGAGCGTACCCCCCCCAGTTAGCCCTCCACAAGTGTATCCGTAGATGCCACTCCACACGGAGCAAGGACAGGCACGGCGCAAGCGTTTGAGCAACGCCACCTGTGCGGTTTTTGATAATTTCTTAGTCATAAGCGATTACATTTGAAGATTGAAACACCAATATTGGAAAGCGAGTTCCTCATATTTTTCGCGCCCACGGCGGTAGATAGGGTCGTCGCGGTGGATGAATTTCTTGAAGATGCGGCAGTTCTTCTTGCTGATGCCGTATATAAAATCACGGTCGGAGTGTGCGATGTCCATGTACCATGCCCGGGAACGGTCCCAGTCGAAGAAATCGACCGCCTCGTCGAACTGCCGTTGTGTCTCGGCAAAGGTTGTCTTGAGGTCGCCGCCGAAATTGGCGGCTGGTATCCACCAGTCCCACTTGCAGCGAGTGTCGAGCGAGAAGTGGAAATCGCAGTATTGAAACTGTTGCTGACGATTGACCATGAACCGCTGCGTGTCGGCCAACTCCAGAACCCTGGCAAGGAACGGATCGCTCTGAGCTTCACGGCGCAGGGCATTGTACATTTCCTGCGCGTGAAAGAACTCCTCGCTGGTGTATTGCTCTTCGTCAACACGATTGTGGTAATAGTCAACGCGCGACGGCTCGGTGATGATAGCATCTACAAGGTTGCCAAAGCGGAAAGCCGCCTCTTTGTCGCCGAACTGACGGCGAGGATGGAGGAGGTTTTTCAGTTCGGTGAGGTCGGAGTTGGAGACCTCAGTGCGGTTGTAGTATTCATCGGGATTATAGTTTGCCATAACTACTTAGCCTTTACTTCGTCGATATACTCTATGCTCTCGTCCTTGATTGTGGTGCCTTCCTTGTTGGCGAGCTTCTCACAATAGGTGACGGCAAACTTGAATTTCTTGGCAAGCTCTTCGACCGTCATTTTGCAACCCTCGTTGGCAAACCACATAGAGATAATGGGCAGGATGCCCTCGGGATTGAGTAGGTTTATCTTCTTGGTGACCTTAGTTTTAGGTGCATACCCCTGCACTGTGGCTTGTGAGGCAAAGAGGCTCTGCATTTGCTGCTGTTGTTTGCGCTGCTCTGCCAGACGCCGTTCTTCCTCTTGCTTGCGCTGCTCCTCTTCTGCCCGGCGAGCAGCCTCTGCCTTTTCACGCTCGGCTTTCTCGGCTTCGAGCCGCTCTTTCTCGGCGGCAGACGCCTTGGCAATAGCTTCAAGTTCACGACGCTTGGAGGGAATGCGGTCGAGAATGTAGTTGCGGTTGGACTCGATGTCGAACTTATACTGTTCCTTTAGCTTGGGCAGCAGCTCATGGAGAACCTGTTGCTCCATAGTTGCAGCATCGGTGGCAGCGATACCATAAGGCAACGGAATGGTGGTGCGAAGTGTGGATGTAAAGGTATCGGGCAAGTCGGTGGAAACGGCCTTGATGCGCATAACTGCATCATCTATATTGTCAAGGGTGATGCCTTTGTCTATTGCGCTGAGCGCATCAAGCGAGCCTTTTGCGAAATCGTCATACTTACGCTTTAGGTCGTCCTCAACATCGGTAAGATACTTGGTGCGTGCTGCTTCACGATGCTGACGCTCGGCTTCCTCGCGCTGGCGGCGCAGTTCCTCCTCGCGTTTGCGTGCGGCATACTGGTCGCGCTGCTGCTGAAGGAGATAAGGAATAGTGCCATGGCGTGTGGGGTCGATGTCGTTCTCGATAGTGGTATAGGCAGAGCGCACCTCGTCGAAGAGCTTTGTTACGGCAGAGCGGCGTGTGTTCATCGCTTTAAGTGTGCGGCGCGAGCGGTCGATGAAAAGGGCCGCTTGCTGGTCGAGCTGGTCGGTCATGCCCTGCTTCTGGATGTTGTCGAAGAGTTCTTTGCACGCTTTGATGCAGCGGTCGTGCGACTGACGGTTTTCGTTGTAGGACTCGGGAGCCGCCTTGACAATAGTGGCAATATTCTCCGGGCGGATGATTGCTAATGCTGTTGTACTCATGATTTTATATGTTTTGTTTAAGTTTTTGAAGAATTGTGGTGTAGTCGGCAGTTGGCTGTGGCTGGCAAGGCTTGTGCCGTGCATACTCAACATAACCATGCAGACGGCTACAATAGTGACCATTGAGACAATGGCGAAGCAGTGTGCAGCCGTCGCATGGGTGAGAGGTGCGTTTTACCATACATCATCGCCAGCGGATGCGGCATTGGTGTCGGCAGAAGGGTCGATGCGCACACCTGCTGAGGTGTCGGCAGGAGCGGCAAAGGAGTCGGACAACTGTTGCGGAGTCGGTTGTGGTTCGGCTGGTTGACCGTCGGCTACGGGTATGGCATTTGGATTTTCGGTAACACCAGCGTAAGGGTCGAAATCGTGCTGCGGCTCGTCGATGGCCTGTGTCTCAAGCACGGAGCCTTTGCCGATGTTGAGCTTCGGGTAAGACTTGAAAGCGTGCTTGATGCACTTGGAAGCGAGGAAGCCGGGGTCGATGCCACCGTTGACAGAGGTGTAGAGTTCGTTGGGACGCTCTACACGCTGACGCTTTTCCTTGTCATAGTAGGCATTGTTCTTGCCGGAATAGTCGAGGAGCCGCCGCCAGTCCTGCTCTACCATGACGGCGTAGTCGGCAGAGCCGTCGCAGCGTGTAATCTTCATGAACGCTGCCACAATCTTGTTGGAGGTGCGCGGCATCTTCATGGTGTAGTTGACAAACTTGCGTCCGTCGCGCTCGCCAAACTCGAAGTCGTCGCCCTCATAGACTATCACCGGGTTGTCGGCATGGTGTATCTGCCCGGCACGGGCGCGGAGGTAAAGCTCGCCTTGGCCAGAAATGGTAAGGTTGCAGCGTTTCTCGTAGTATTCGCGTCCGTCGGAGCCTACGAGTTTGTAGTTGCGTGGCAGGAGATAGGCCATGGCACGGGGACCCGGCTCAACGCTGATGCTCTGCACAGCAAGGTCGATGAAGGCGAAGAAGACGGAGAGGGAGGTGCATCCCTTGAGGTTCTGGTTGTCGCGGAGGATTTTGTTGAAGAAGTTGGCCTCGCGCTCATACACCTGCTCGCCGCCCTCCTTCCATACGGCGTTGTAGACATTGATGAACTGCTGTCGCACGCTGTCGTTGCGCACGATTTGCGAGGGCTGGAGGCTACGGATAACCTCAACCATGTTTGTTACGTTGCTCATGATGTGAAATGTTTTGTTTGTGAATAGATATTGTCTGTATTGCTCTGCCCAGCTGCTACATGAAAGGAGGGGCGAGGAGGATGCCGCTTGGCATGAAGTGCCTCGCCCCTCGGAGAAATCATGAGCAAACTGCAAAGAGTCGCGTGCCGCAGGTGGGAGTCGAACCCACCAATGCCTAAGCCTTTAATCCGTGCTGCCTATCCGATTAGCAGCCTATCTGCGGCAGATGCCATACCGCATCATCACGACGTGGACATGGCTGATTGTTGCTTTTCTAAGAAGTGTGCCATACCCATACATCATCACGATGCGAGCAGGGCAAGTGTGGTTAATCGCTAAACAATCTTTTGACCTAATAACTAATTAACCCTTTACTCAAATTATGACTTATCCTTATTTATCTGGGACGGCTGGCAGGACTTGAACCTGCATCGCATGGGCTACCACGCTCTCAGATTGTGAGAGGTGGGTGTGCAGACCGTTGGCACATTACACCTCACAGCCGTCTGTTTTTTGTTGGGGACATATCTCGTTGGTGTAGCGCAGCGACTGAACGCTGCATTGAAAGCCATGCTTGCTACACTCTGACAACGGCTCCATGAGTCAAGCTGTCGGGGACGGACGGAGATTTTATCTTCTCGTTGCCTTAGCCTCCTGCTATGTATAAGCCGCTTGTGGCTGTGTGCGGTGCCATGCAGGTTCAGCTCCCTCTCATGGAGCGTGAGAAATGTTTGTGTGGCCCGACCGGGTGTCGCTCCCGGTCTTCCAGTATGAAGGTGTGCTTCGGTTACACTATCGGGCCTTGTGGTTGCAGCAGGACTGCCTCAAAGGGCTTTAGGGCTGGAGGTAGTCTTGCTGTGTGCGCTGTAGCAAGCGCAGCTCTCGGGTGAGATATTCCACCTTGCCGGGACGCTTGCATGGGGATATGCGGCCTTGCCGCCGCCAGCGGTCAACATTGCCGCGTCCGAAGATGCGGTAGGCTTCGCGCTGGCTTATCACTTCGGGGTCGGCACGGCTCTCGGCTATCATGTCGGCGAGGCGTGCCGCAACATCGTTGACGAATGTGGTGTAGGGCACCATTTTGTCGGAGAACTGGAGCTGCATCATTCGTCGCGCATAAGAATGTCGTTGAACTCTACAAGCTCGCTGATGGTGCCTTCGTCTTTCCACATAAGGTAGAGATAGCAGAGAAGCAGGAAGCCCACAATGGCGTATAACTTGGTGCCAAGCATAATGAGAACGTATGACCAGAAGCTGATACCGTCAACAGGAATGGCCAACACGGCGATGAACGATGTGAATGCGAGGGCGAAGAGCACCCAGTAGCGATAGTTGAAGATGATACGCATAACGGTGGAATTTTAGAAATTATGAAACTCGTGTTGCGGTAATCGTGCCAGCAGCACGATTAAGTCTTACTTGAAATTTCTTGCCCCACTGGAGACCAAAGTTGGAACATATAGCGCGGAGGTAGCTTGCACGGCTAACCGATACCGTTAATAGGCCGCCAATTTCAAGGTCAGACAACTGGCCGAGAAGGCTGTTTTTTTGCTGATTTTCGGTGTTTTGTTGCATTGTTTGAATGATTATATGTAACTTTATAGTGCAAAAGTAATCAATATAGATTTGTCCACATCATAAACGATTAGGTTTCTGTTTGGATTTAAGATTTATTAACCATATAATGATTTGTCTAAATCAAAATGCTTATGAGAATTGAACGAGTAAACATCGGTTTGAGCATTGAGCAGAAACTCAATGAACTTGGTATGTCTAAGTCTGAGTTTGGACGTAAAATCGGCATACCACAACAAAACGTGAATAGAATACTTGATAAAACAAGTATAGACACGGAGAAATTGGCTACCATTAGCGAAGCCTTGGACTATAATTTCTTCACGGAGTTCGTAGATGATTTATCAGCAACTCAATCTGTTTCTCTGGCTGGCAACAATAATCAAGTGAATGGTCATGGCGCACATGGTAACATCAATGGTGATGTGAATACAGCTGTGTTGCAGGAGCGCATCAAATCGCTTGAGGCACTGTTGGCAGAGAAAGAGAGACTGATTAATGTTTTGCTGGAGGGGAGAAAATGA